CGGGGATCAATATAGATACCGGTGTGGTTTGGCTTGTAGTCGTAGAAAAAGAAGTCATCCAACGACCGCCTGTGCCATCAACATAACGACAGGCTGTACCCGCCGAAACCGTACCAGAGTTAGGGTCGGTAATAGTGAACGAGTTAGCATCTACAACAGTGATTGTGTAGTTGCCGTCAGTACCCGATGCACCACCAGCCGCTGTATAGCCAATACCTACACGGTCGCCGGTTGATAAGCCATGTCCTGTTTTAGACACAGTTACCGTAGCACCAGAGCGTCCGTATGTAGCAGTAACAGGAGCAACAAGAGTGTCGTAAATTTCAATGACACCCGCCCCAGCACCGCTTCCTTGGTACACGATACTTTTCATACGACAACGCCCAACCTGACTGATGAAGCCAGAGGTATCTATATGTCCACTTAAAACGTCTGTTTGCATCATGGTGATGCCTCCTTATTAGACGTTCTGCTGACCAGCCAGCGGATCGACAACAAAGTAAGTGATGTAGCCACCAACAGTGCCAGAACCGGAAGTGTCGATAGTTACAGTCACATACGACAGTTCGCTAATAGCAGTCAGGGTCAGGCCAGATGTAACAACGCCAAGAGAAGCAACAGACAGGTTGTTAGCGATAGCTGCGCCAGTAGCCGTACCAGAACTTACGCCAGTAGTACCAAGGTCAACAGAACCGCTACCTGCGTCGTTAATAACAACACCGGTAACAACCGCACCTGCGGGAAGAATTAAAGCTGGAGCACCAGCAGTAGAAGAAACAGTTACGTTGGTTGCAGTAGCAACAGAAGCGTCAGCGATATAAAACTGAGCCGCCATCATGCCTGAACCGCAATACGACGTACGAGTTTGATCGCCGCCGCCCGAACGCCAAATGCTTTGGGTAGTAGAAACTGCCATGATAAATTGTCCTCACATGCGAGTTAGGTAATGGCAATCTGCATGTCGTCAGCCGGGACTGTTTGCCATACCGGGTTTCCCGGAATACTTCATTTATACCACACAAAAGAGGGGGCCGAAACCCCCTCGATTGCTATTACGCACCTGCTGAGCCGTACATGCCCAGTGGGTCAGACCAACCGAACGAATAACGCTCACGAGCCTTGTAACGTACGTTACCGGTGTCGAAATCGCCGTCCATTGAGTTAGCCAAAGGAGTACGAACAAAGTGCTTCATGCCGTTAGGAACGTCAGTGGTCAGGAACCATGCGTTTGTGTCGGTCAAGAAGTGGTTGATCGTATAGCCTTCAGGGATTGAACCGTTGTTCTTCAGGGCGTTGATGTCGTTGTCGTTAGTGCCGACGCGGAGTTCGGTTTCTAACAAACGAGTTGCAACGAACTGGAGAGCAGGTGGAACGATCAGCTTTTTAGGCTTAGCAGCGATCAGCAGACCGCGTTCATCCGTCCACGCAGCGATCTGAATAACAGCGTTTTCCAACGAAGTTTCGTTCAGGTCAGCAGCGGTTGAAGGGATGTTGCTGTTAGAGCCGCCAGAGACAAGTGGGTGCGAAGCCGAGAACAGAGCAACACCGTCACCACCGGGGTAGGACGCTGAGAAGCCGTTGTTCAGGACGTTAGCAGCCTTAACCTGCTTGGTATAAGCCATAGCACGAGCCAGAGCCTTGGTGTAACGAGCAGACAAGCTGTCGTACAAGTTGTCCTCGATGGCCTCTTCGGTCAGCGAGAAACCCAAAGCGATGGTTTCGTGGTTGTATCGAGCAGTCCATGCCTCTTGTGCGTTGTCATAACGAATTGCACTACCTTCGTTTTTGACTGGTGCCGCACTAAAGCCAGACAGCTTGGTTTCTTCTTCGAACGAACGCTCGGAAGTCTCTGTTTCGTAGATTTCCTTGTGCTCTTCGCCGTAACGAGCGTACTCCAAACCGAACAGGGCGTTCAGACCGGGGAGTAGCTCTTTCAGTAGTTGTGCGCGTGAAATAGCCATTATTTACTCCTTAGATACCTGTCGGATTGAGATACTGGTGTCCGCCTGTCATTACAGTTGTTACCGTAATAGGAGGGCCAGCGTTATACGTCGAAACCGCGTAGGGGGCGTTGAATTTGCAAATAAACTCACAGAAATTACCGGAGCTATTAGCAGTTTCAGTCACTACGTCAACGATGCGAATAGGCAACGAGTTAGTAGTTGTACCGCCAGCGGCGCTATAAATAGCCACTTTCGAATCACCGGTCAGAGTAGAGCCAGTGTTTTGAACGAGTTCAGCGTTCGAACCGATCATTGTTTGACCCAAGAAAGCAACTGTCAGACCGTTACCGTCTTCGGTGTTACCCGCAGCCAGAACAGCTTTGAACAGAACATCAGGATCATCCGCAACGTACGCATAGATGTCGGAAGCTGTAGTGCCGCCGGGCCAGTATTGTGCGTAAGTTTTTTGGGAAGTGGATGGGTTTGTATAAACGCAACCTAGGAAAATACCAACAGGTGTAGCTGTGGTTTCGCCAACGTCTTTCTCAACAGTACCACCAGCAACAGTCTTAACTATGTCACCATAGAAAATGCTTGTTGCGTAGTTGTTAGTTACTTTGAGTAGACGAGTCGAACCGGCAAACACCTGACCACCGATCAGATTGATCGGACGTAGCCCGTAAGGGGCTGCTACCGTCGGAAAGGGCGCAGTTTGTGCCATGATTAAACTCCAAAGTTAAAGGGTTACTTACCTTTGCCAAACGTCGTCGTAGACTTCCGCTCATTAAACAGAGGCATACGAGGGTCGTTTTCACGCATGAAACTATTGTCGATTGCCAGAGTCTGCGCCTGAGTTTGGTCGTTGAAGTGGGCATTACGCTGTTCAACAAACTCCGACGGAGTCTTACAAAGCAACAATCCACCGATCTCAATATTGTCCTTAAAGCGACTAGCTGGATCGATTAGCAGTTTAAATTTCGGTTGCTCAGTAATACTTACTGGCTCCCAACCTTCACGCAATTTTGCCGATAGGTTACGAGGATCAGCGTTATTCAACGTCGAAACACGAATCCATCTGTAGTTGAAACCCGGCTGCTTGTCTGGTTCAGGAAGCAACTCCGCAGGTGCCCACTGCTTAGGGCGCATTTGCGTCTCACGAGTTTCGAGTTCACGAGTTAATTTAGATTCAGCCATTATTTGTTCTCCAATTTGAGGACTTCACGAGCATATTGCTCCGGGGTTAATTTAAATTTCTTAGCCAGCGCTGCTTGGGTCGCGGTTAATTTAATCTGCCTCGGGGCCGTGCTACGTTTGGCTGAAGCTACGACTGTACTCGTTCTGCGCTGAGGTTTGGATTCAGCATAGTCATCGTCTTCATCAGGCGTGTTTTGGAACGCCTCAGGGAATCTCTTACGCATTGTGTTGTCAATGCGCTTGTAGTAGTCATCAGTACCAATATATTGTGAGCCGTACTGTTGAGCTAACTTTTCATGCAAACCAAAAGCTGCTTGGGTCATCTCAGGGTCTTTTTGGAACCATGTCTCATTACGAGAAACCCAATTAGCGTATTTCGGGTCAGGGGCAGCGGTTTGAGGCTGGGCCTGAGTTTGCGGCAGTTGTACCTCATTTTCTATATCTTGTAAAGCAGGTCTAAAATTCTTTGCTTTGTCCGCCCGTAGCGTAGCTTCCGTCAACTCTTGCTGGGCAGCGATAACTTGTTCGTTATCGTAAGAATCTAAAGCTTGCTTATACTTCTCTTTAGCCATCTCCAAGTCGCGGTCAGCCGCATACTTCATAGTGGAGATGTACTCTTGCTCTCCATAAGACAGGGTTTGCTTGAGGCGTTTGTTTTCTTCCAGCACCCGCTTAGCCATAGCAATAGCTTCTTGGTTTTCCCTAGCTATACGGTCTTTCTCACGACGCTCGTCGTGCCAGACTTTCTTAAGCTGCTTTAGGCGCTCTTTTGCTTTGTCAGAATATTCTTCCAACTCATCTGTTTCTAATTCGTCAACAACTTCCTTGGGCATGGGCTTTCTGCCCCTGTCCTCTGGCGGCGTGTCGTCTTCGATCTCAACTCTTACATCCTCTACCTCATCATCGGGACGAGTCATAGTTGACTCTATCTCGTCTGGGAATTTGTACTCGGGTTTGTCGATTGTTGCCATTTTATTACCTCCTATACCCTAGAAATGCCGCGTGGGTCTTGAACCACAGCATCAACGGTATCCTCGTTAATCATCCGAAACTCGCGCCCGTGAATCTTTAGGCGGGTACCTGAGTTGGGTCGTGCTAAAACAAAGTCTCCCGGCTTGCACCACGGGCCGGTGGGGTACCGTTCCTTGTCGGTGTAGCAGTCAGGGCCTAGGGCTACGACAAAAAATACTGTAGCCAGCACTTCTTCATTCCGCCTAGTTTCATCGGATTTAATAAGGCCGCTTTCAAACTTCTCTTCTGCCTCGGGTAGAGCCACCAGAATTTTGTACCCAACAGGTGCTGGTAGTTGAGTCGCCTTTTCTTCTGCGGTCTGAGGTAATACGGTTGCATCCAAGCTATCGGGGTTTGAGCCGATTAGGATTTCAGTCATCGTCGAAATGCTCCAAGTTTTTTGCGAGGTCAAGTAAGTACATCTCCACGTTGGTGAGGCCTCGAATCTCACCACACATGTATCTATAGTCCTCGTAGCTTTTAGCCGCGCCTGAAGCGGCTGCTTCGGATAACTGCGTGCGTCTGGCACGCAACTCCTGTAAAACTACTTCAATGACTTTGTTCATCATTCACCTTTTTTGGGAGGTCTATTGGCTTGTTGCATTAGCTGATGTTGGCGCTGTTGATGGCCTTCATGTCGCTTTTGTAAAACTTGAATACCTTGACGGAAGCCTTCTCTTTCCTGCTCCGCTTGCAAACGATCTTTGTCGTTTATGTGTTTCATAGCCATGTTGGCACCAGCAATTTCTTGCTGTGACTTGATGCGTTCTTTTTCGACCTCGATCTGCGCTGCTTTGAGTTCTGCGTCTGCGGCATCTTTGTCTGCCTTGCGCTTCTGTTCGGCCTGTTTGATAGCCAACTCTTGCATCTGCATCTGAATGACAGGGTCTTGCATCTGTTGCTGTGCTTGCTGCTGTTGAGCTTCTTGCTGATGTTGTTGTAGAAGTTGCTGCGATGCTTGTGCTGCCATCTGAGCAATCTGAGTCTCCATCTCTTTTGGAATCTCTTGTGCATCATCCTCGTCGTAGTCAGGAATCTGCATACCCATCTGCTGCTCGATCTGCTTCTTATATTCAAAGCCTAGGTGCTCTGTAATATGTGCTTGCATAGCAGCCATCAATGCTTGTGCGTTGGGGTCTTGACCCATCACGGATTGAATCTTCGGGTCTTGCATTGCTGATTGGTGTACAGCGATGTGTGCTTGGTGATCTTGATAGTAGAACGCCTTAACAGGTTTGCCTTTCAGCACGTTCATGTTCTCTGTTACTGGATCACGCGGACGCTGATCGTCTGGCATCGGTACAAGCTTCTGTGCATTCTTAATACCCAACACATCTAACATCTGACGATGTAGCAGTGGCATGTCATACAACTGAGGTGCGCTCTGTGCTAGTTGCAGTACCGCTTGATACTGAACAACCTTTTGCGACATCGTTGCTGCGTTAGGATCAGATACAGGAATGACGTCTACTTGGTCATAGTCTGACTGCTTAACTTGGCGATCACCTGTCTCTGGCTGATAAGAATAATCTTCAGGTGTGTAGTCACGAATGATGTCTTTTAACAGACGTAGTTCTTCGTGCATCGAGTAGTGGATACGAGCTTGAACCGCTGACATAATCTTGAGCGTACGCTCTAAGATAGCTAGCGTTGTACCCACAGGTGAGTTAGCCGACATATCACTAACTTGCAGATCAGCCGCACTTGCGAAGCGACGACCCTCGTCAATGATTTGATTCATCAACGATGCTAAAACTTGCGATGGTTCTTTGTATGGTAAGGGGAGGATGTTGTCCCTAATACTTCCACTCGGGACATCGACATCTCTAAATTCTCCCGGAGTAATTGGGGTGTCATCGCCTTTAACTCGGAGGCCTCTAGATTTAAGCCCACCCGGAAGGTTCGACAAGGTTCCTGCATCAACCAGTTGGCGCAGAATGGAAGTTCCAGATTTAGCATACGCACCGATTAAATGAATGAGGCCAAAGCAATAGAAGCCAAAGCCGGGGATGTAACCGTAGTGAACGAAGTGATTGCGTTTGAGTTTTAGTTTGTCGTCTGGTTGCCAATTACGACGAATAGCCAGCACCTTCTGGCTTGCCTTATCTATAGTGACGATATATGGCAGTGCTATATCATCCTCGTCTTCGTAACCGGGCAGATTAAGATTAACCTGCATCTCAAGAAGTTTGTAACGGTCATCAGTTGTTGCTCTGAAGCCCATCTTCTCTGCGATCTTCTTCTCTACTTCGTCTAGTGTATTACTTGGTTCACCTAAGTCTATATCACGATAGAAGCCATCAACTTGCAAACGACGAATTTCGTTTTCTGTTTTACGCATCACATGTGTGACACGATCTGCTGTTCTTAAGTCTGATGTACCGTAGGGCACAACAACATCTTCTGCGGCTACATAGATAGATACCTGACGACCTAATGATGGATCGTAATAAACTTTCTTGAATGCGTTACCTGACAGACCCAAGCCCCACAACATACGCTCGTGTTCTGGACGATACTCAGGCATTTCTTCCGTCAAGCGATAGTTCATATCTGCTTGTACGCGTTCCGCCGCATCCTTTTTCTCTGGCGTTTCTTTACCAATGATCTTAGTCTTGACAGGCCCCGCTGCTGGAAACGTCTCCATAATCGTTTCACTTTGGAACTTAACAAGCGCCTCTGATAGGAGGGGATGCGTAACACCACAAGCACCCGCCCACGGCTCCGTTCTTTCTTCAAGCTTCATCCCCAACAGATCAAGGCCATCGACGTAAGTCTGCAACCAATCCTTACGTGAACTGATGTCATCATCAAAGTCACCCAGCAACTCGCTTGCTAACAGAGACAACTCAGCATCATCCATCTCTTCAGCCAAGTTAGCATCAAAGTCATCCTCGTTCGGATCACCTTTGCGAATCTCTAACTCAAACCCATCGTTACCTATAGTGACTGACTCTGGGTCTTCTATCTCTATATGTAAGTCAGAATCTTCCGCCTCTTGATCCAAGCCTAGCGGCGCTGCGTATAAGCCTTTCTCGATACTCATGATTATTCCTCGTAATATGTATAGGCCCAGCACACGGCGGCGTATCTGACACCACGGGTTACTGGAGTCACACGGTGTTCGGCTTTTGCATCGAACACAACTATGTCCCCCTGATTCTTTAGGAGGTTGTCGCTTTTGTCTTTAATCTGTAGCAGCCCACCTTCAAACTCTGATGGGTCGTTCAAGAGCATCACTAGTGATACCCCTCTAACCTTTCCGTCTCGTGGCGGCAGCACGTCGTTGTGCCACATGTAGTGCCCACCCTCGCCGTATCTAATGATCTGCACGACATCAAAGTCACAGATGGTCTTGACCCACTGACCTTGCCTCTCGCCGTCTATCAAGTAGTTCTTACACACTGAACCTATAGGTGACATCAAGTCTTGCGACACGATACTAGCCCTGCGGAGTATCTTAGATACTTCAGCGCCTTCATCCTTGTACACTGTAGCGTCCTGCGCCACAGCCCAATCTATCGAGCCTTTGACGTAGTCACAGAATGCCCGTGGCATCGCTTTCTCGTAGTACATACAGGTGAAGTTAGACATCAGATGTCCTTAAATGTATGCACGGGTACCTTGCGCACTTCTACTATGGTGCGTCGGGCGCAAAGCTCTTCACGCGTAATCTTGAACGGGTTCTTTTCAAACCATTCGTCCACATCCTCTTTAGTCGTTACGTACGGCGTCCTATCCGCCGTTTTTAGCGTTTGTAATAACTTGCGGTTGGCCTTTTTAACCCGCCACCAAAACTTAACTGTCTCTAAAAAACGCATCAGTAGTACGCCGCTCTCTTGTGTGATTTAAAGAACCTAGGCTCATCTGGCTCGTCACTCGGCAGGCGTATGAAGCCCCCTGCGCGGAACCGCATCAATGCTAATGTTGTCGCATCCACCAAGTCATCATGCTCGCCTGACGGGAATGACGCTACCTCGTCAATTAACTCTTCAGCCCAGCGTGTCTCAGGAACCCAGACTTTACCACTAGCTATCAAGTCAGAGACACTATTTAAGCGACTTATCTTGTCTTGTCCCTTACCCGGTGTAAACTCTTGTACAGGGATACCCATTGCACGAAACTCATAAATGAGAGGACCACCTGTCGCCTTCTTTTCTATAAGTACCCCGTCTGGCTCCCACTCCTTGTAGTGTTCGAACGCTTTTTTCTTAAGCTCGACCCACTCTAGGCGTTCTTTGTAAGAATTTAGCAGTATCAGGTTAGGCTGGTCGTTATCTTCTGGGTTGTACCAGACACCCCACGTCGTACAAGCTGAATAGTCCGCCCGTGTGTGCTTCTCATGCGCCGTATCCCACGTCTGCAAGATATAGTCACAGTATGGCGGGTCATCTTTCTCCCAGATTTTCCACCATTCACGCTTAACAATCGCCGAATTGTCCGAGGTTGGCTGTTGTTGGTACTGCGCCATCCACTTACTGTTAGGAAGTTCGGTTCTTAACGCATCAAGCTCGTTCATCGACCAAAACTCAGGCCATAGCGGGTTGCCGCTAGGCAGGATTGCAGGAAACTCAATGATTTCCCACTCGTCCCCGCCTCGCGCAGCGCTTGCTTTAACAACTTGACCTGTTAAGTCACGTAATGACCACCTAGTCATCACTATAACAATGGCTCCGCCCGGCTGGAGACGCTGACGCGGACCTGACGTGTACCACTCGTACACCTTGTCGTATATATCTGGGTTAACTTGGGCCAAAGCGGCCTCTTGTTCGCTGTGCGGGTCGTCAATTATCAGAATATCTGCGCCCTTACCGGTCACAGCACCGCCCACACCGATAGCGAAGTAGTCACCACCCTTGTTTGTGTTCCATCGACCGGCTGCTTTTGAGTCAGTTTGCAGCGAAACACCCGGAAAAATGCGGGTATATACCTCGGAATCTACCAAGTTACGTACTTTTCGACCAAAACCGACCGCTAATTCGGCTGTATGGGAGGTCTGAATGACCTTTTTGTGTGGGAATTTACCTAAAAACCACGCTGGAAGCAGGTAAGACGCGAATTCTGACTTGGTATGACGGGGTGGCATGTTGATTATCAGCCTCTTACACTCCCCACGGGCTACTCGCTCGAACGCTTCAGCCATTCTGCGGTGGTGTCTGCCCCCAATAAACGTAGGCCAGACCTCATGGACGAAATCCAAGAACTTAGTTTGTGCGCCTTCCTTGCGTTTTAGCTCTTGCAAGGCCTCTAATTCATACAAAAGCTGGCGTTGCTCCGCCTCGCTAAGCAAAGGCAGTATCTTGGGTATGTCTTTTAGGTTGACGTTATTGATTATTGGTTGGGTCACACCGCCACCCCACCAGCAGATTTAGGGCACGGCATCCCATTCCCATGCCCGTTTGGTTCCCCGCAGATAAAGCATCTGTACTGACCAAATATAGAAGGCGACCTGACCGGGGCGTACTGAGGCAAAAAAGGGTTCTGACTTAACACTTCCTCAAAAGTGCCGTCGTCGTAGAACACAACAACTTTACTTATCTTTCTCATCGTCCCCCTCATTGATCTCATCTAGTAGTGCACGGGGTTCATCCTCGATAACACCTAACTCTTCGTCCAGATTGTCTGCAATGGGGGTTACGTCTACTACGGTCGCATTAAGAAGCCTTTTTACTCGTTCTTTAATCGCTTCTTCTAGGTCGCTAGACGTCTTGTGGTTGATGGTGATTTCACTTCGTTCAGTGAAAAGACCTATGTCTGAGTGTTTGCCTAGTAACTCTAGGGCTTTAAGTTCGTATCGCGGGTCCCCGCAGTTAGCAATTTCCATCAGTTTTGAGGTGATGGCGGAGCGCATCTCGGCGGCATCGGTAGCTACTTGGTTGGCATAGCTTCGTAAGAATAATGCGGCGGCGCTTGCTGTACTGGGTTGCTTTAGTGCGTGTTTGGCAACATGACGATTTGCAGCTTTGAACAAATCTAACGTCTTGTCTATGTCGTCCTTCTCGATCTCGATGGGTGCACCGAGTTCTTGCAGTAAGTCCGCTGTATTTGCAGCGACGACTACAGTCTCGTGGAAGTTTTTGGCTTCCTCGGTTTCTAAACTGTAAGGGACGGCATGGCCCCCTGTTGGCTCAATATTAACCATGCGGGGTATATACCACGTATTTAGGAAGCAGTAAAGGTTGGTACTCGCTGCACTGGAAGATAAAACCGGATTCCGCAATCCCCACTATTTCCAGCATCCGCTTTCCCAACACGGCTGAGGACTGCTAGACCAGAATACTCGGCAAACCTCCCTCTGGTGAGGGGTACCCAGACTGCAACCTAAATTGCACTCCTGCCTTATTCCCAATCCTCATGCGTGTTGGTCCTCGTCTTTCCGAGGTGTCAGGAAACTTATCGCCCCCTAGAATCCGTACTCCATAGCGTCCTATGGCATCACCTGTAAATTCAGGGTTGCGCTATTGCTGCCCAGATAACCAAAATCAATCCTCATGCGTCTTAGTGTTGGCGCTCCTGAGCTTGGTCAGGCATTTAAGGGAAACCGATTCGCTACCAGCCACACCAACAAAATAAATATACCACGCTTTGCAGAGGAGGTTGGGACTCCTACCCGGGGGGTGTTGCTATATTGTGTTTTTGCTAAGCTTTGTAAGAAGAGTTGTGGGGGGTGGTATTGACTGTGCAAATTAGAGTGTAAGTCGGGACTTGGGACTCCTAAGCTATGGCTTTGGGGGGTCGGGGGGTCTGACCCCGTTAAAAATGAGTTTTTTCCGATTCCATTTTTAACCTGATTTTCTTACAAAGCATGTAGAGTGCGAAGCAAGTGGAGCAACAACGCACCACGCAGCGCAAAGCAGGTTACATGTCGCGCTTAGTTCGATGCACTAAGGTGTTCTGATTAAGTAGCAACAAGTAAGCGCAAGTTCTTACACAATTCGGGCGGTAATCAATCCGCAAAGTTAGATGCAAGTAACTTAGAGTAGTGACGATGCACGATGCCTTATGGCGGTTATGCAAATAGGGAAGGGACGCCCTTAGTTCACGAAGGTTATCAGTATGCTAGACGGTCTAACTATAAAACTTATTCAGCGCATAAAGCATAGCAAAACTTTATGAGCACGCGCTGACAGACCGCGACATAGTCTGTCTATATGCAAGCGTACTCACTGAGTATTCTTGTTTATAACTTAACTTTTTAGGGGAACATTATGTCAAACACAATCGCTCAATTCTCGTCAACTGAAGTTGATTTCGCTGTTGCTGCTGTTATCGTCGAAGGCAAAACGCTAACAGAGAAAAAGTTGTCAGTTGTTAATCAGGCATCATCCGCTGCATTGGCTTACATGTGCAATGTTAAGGGTAAAGTCGGTAAAGCAGCACGCGAGAATATCTCGCAACATGGCGAGCAACTTATAGCTACGCAAGCACGCTCAGGCAACTATAAGCCACTCGCGGATGCAATCGCGTCAATCACTGGACAATCTCTAACAATACCGAACCGCGCCACATACGAGACACTCGCCGGACGCTTTGCGGATGCATTGCAGGACTTACCACGCGAAGGCTACGCACTATCTAAGAAAGACAACACACTCAAGCCAACTGCAAAACGCTTAGCATTGATGCAAGTAATTGGTTTAATCAGCGAAGTTCAGGCTATCGCTGCAGCTTTGTAAGATTGTTAGAATTGCCAAAGGTTAATCTTACAGCGTAAGTCCTTGATTCTATTGAATAAAGTGGCTTTGTAAGACTGTAAGATAAAAAAAGCAGTGATTTGGAAAATCGAGGTCACTTGACTTCTTACGCAACTGCATCACCCATGCACCAATGCAATTTTGGGTCGTCGTTATCTATCGTCTTACAATCTTACAATCTAACAATATAATATATTTATTCTTACAAAGTAGTATCTATGCGGGTTTTCAGAGCATCACCATGATATACTATTGTTAGAATCACCCTTTGCATCTTCTTACAAACCCTGCTTTCTCTTACACTCAAAGGCACGCTATGACTACGCACATTCTTACAAAGGGTGCACTCGGCATCCCTGCACCTGCACTCAAACTCGGCACATGGAATAAACCGCATCAAGGCGGTCACACACCAATGCCATATCGTCAACATTCTAACAACTGGACTCGCGCCAACAAGTTCGCTCGTGTTCCCTCAAATCTTGCACCGTGGAGAGACTAATAATGAAAGACTCAACCTTGCTATTACTCGGCGGCACATTACTCAACCTATACACAATCGCGGCATGCATGATGGACTTACCGACTCTGCTTTGCTGTGCTCTAGGTTTCGGCGGCATCTTTCTTACAGCAGGTGCAATACACACAATGATCTTCCATCGCAATTAACGCAGCACCAACTCAACTTGTCAAAGGAGTAACACCATGCAACTCATACACTTGGAAACTCTACTGAATAACGCATTCAACTCTATTGATCTAACCCCCGAAGAAGAAGCAATGATCGCGGCGTACGAATACCAATGCGTAATGCTCGACCACGCAGAGGACTTAGAGGACTTTGATTACTGGAGTATCCGTAAAGAAGTGGGTGAGGTGAGAGCATGGAGTTGATAACGCGCAAGAAGGGAAAGCCAGTTCCCCCCGACGCCACGCAACCTGACGGGGAAGTGAGGGAGGGTCTATGCGATACGTATGCTTAGAGTGTGGCGATGACGTAGACGAGCGGCGCGTTGCACTAGGTTATAGGTTCTGCCTAGAGTGTGGCGAGGTACGAGCGCGTGACGTGAAGCACTGCATCGTGCCGATGCCTAAGAGTAACTACATAGTAGTAACTGACCCTGCATTACTGATAGGGCTAAACAGTTCACACAAAGGAGGCGTGAGATGAGCATGAAATACCTATGCCCCGAATGCAGGGGCTTTATCGATTGGGCGTGGGCTAACAAGGGCTATCGTACCTGTAAGCAATGCGTAGAAGAGACGGCGCTAGTCCGAGCACGAGAGGTAATGCAACGCAGACCAGACCTAGCCGAGCTAGCCAAAGAGATACTAAAAGAAACCTGAGTTGTGGCAGGTAGCCCACAAACACTAGCGACAGTGAGCGTAGGTAGAACGAAAGCCTACGGCGTGAATGAGCCGGTGCTTGACCATTGCGAGCCGGTAAGGAAATGCGCAGCACGGAATGGCGGTGCATAAACTAAGTGACCGAAGCACCGTGGTCACACTAACAAGGAGGTGTAATGAAACCAATGCAACTAAAACCACGTAACTACGTAGCCCGAGCGCAACAGTCAGGCGCGGGCAGACATACGAAGAAGAGCATGGAAGAGAAGAAGCTGCGAGCGCACGAGGCTCAAGCACTGAGAGAGAACGAGCTACACGCTACGTTCTTTGGTATGGACAACGTACCAGTAAGAGAGATACGCAACAAGCTAGACAGCAAGCTGCGAGCGCACGAGATACGCGAGATCACTAAGTTAGATGTCAACTGGCGCGAGCAAGACGGGGGCGACGATGGAGATGTCTGAAGAGAAGGGAAGCATCGAGTACATCGCTGCGGTTAAGTGGGGTGAGTACGAGGGCGACATAGATACGTTAAAAACAGTAGACAAAATCTGGGGTGACGATGCACATGAGTTGGTTCGGCATGGGCTACGAAACAATTTCATCGAAGGGTTTAAACAGGGCTTTATGTTACGACTAACGGGAGATGACGATGGATGCTGACGAGATTTTATTTTGGGTAATGATAGGCATGGCTTTGTTGGTGTCATTCCTTTTGACGACGGGGGTTATATGACTGACGTATTTTGGCTAGGCGTGATAGCTGCGGGGCTGGGGGCGTACTGCCTACACCTGCAATCGAAGTACAAGCACCTGCTATACATGATGCAGGTTTTATTAGAAGGACTAAAGAACGGTGACGTTGAGATCATCGAGCGTAACGGGGTGTTCTTCCCCATACCAAAGCAGCAGCAAGAGAAGGCGTAACGGATTCAAATACCTATTTCAATCACTTATCAAGGAGCTAACACATGGCATCACTAAACTTCGGCAAGTCAGTATCACTCAAACAAGCAGCCAAGCTAATCGGTACTGTAAGAAACAATCGCTTCATGTTGCAAGGCGAGCCTGGCATCGGTAAGTCTAGCCTTATGGGTGCGCTAGCAGATATGTACCCCGACTATCACCTAGCCTACATCGACGTGCCGAACATGGACTTGGGCGACATCTGCATGCCCGTCATTGACCATGACTCTAAGACTACTAAGTACTACCCCAACGCACGCTTCGGTATCCACACAGGCAAGCCGAGCATCATCATGTTGGACGAGTTTTCGAAAGGCTCACCGCCCGTAATCAACATGCTGCACCCGCTACTCGAAGCACATAACCCTCGCCTCGGTGACTTGCCATTGCATCCCGACAGTATCGTGTTCATGACAGGCAACCTAAGTACTGACGGCGTAGGTGACAATCTCAAGGCGCATACACTTAACCGTGTGTCTAAGGTCGTAGTGCGCAAGCCTGACGGTGACGAGTGGACAGAGTGGGCTATCGCTAACGGCGTAGAACCCATCGTTATCGCTGCTGCTCGTGAGTACAAGGGCGATTGGTTTGCGTCCTACTTAGATCACCCCGAGGGCTTGCCTAAAGAGGCGGTTGTGTTCAACCCTAAGATGCCAACGACTGCGTACGTATCAGGTCGTTCGTTAGAGCGTGCGTCCAACATCATCAAGCATCGTGACGTGTTCGACAGTGACAGTCTTATCGCTGCGTTGTCAGGCACTATCGGCGAGAAAGCATCGCGTGACTTAGAAGCGTACATCACCTTCGCAGATCAGCTACCTACGTGGGAAGCAATCATCAAGTCACCAACAACTACACCTATACCAGAGGGTGCAGGTGCGTGTGCATTGGTAGCGTTCAACGCTATCGCTAAGGTAGAGAAGGACACCATGACCCCATTCATGGATTACATATCTCGCTTCGCTCCCGAGTGGCAAGCATGCTTCGCAATCAACATCGCTAAGTCACCACGTCAAAAGATCGCGTTCGGTTGCAAGGCGTTCAGTGATTGGGTAGCTAAGAACGAGGACTTACTGTGAGTATCAGCGACGATAGAAAGTTTTGGGAGTACCTGCACTCTAGGTATCAAGGCAAGGTACATCGGCTAGAACGGATGCACACTCCTGAGTTTATCGGGCTGCGTGTACTTGTGGAGTTCCGCATACCTGAAGGCGAGGCTGACGAGCTTGAGATGTACCGACGCATCAACAAAGTAATCCACGTGATAGCAGAGGGTGATGATGAGTGATTACTTCTATGACTACGGGTGGCAGTACGAGGACAACAAAGATACTGCGTACCGCACAGGTAAGGAGAACAGACACTATCGTGTGTTCAAGCACTACAGAGATGGACGCATAGAGGGTGTGACTGAAATCATGTCCAGAGATGATGCAATAGAGATGTGCAAACAAATCCAACTGCTTGACCCCGTAGGTCAGATGGATTGGGTAGATGATTGGCACGAAGCAGAGCAAGAGAGGTTAGCACAACGTAACGATTACTTAACAGCAAAGGGGAGACTATGACTGAAGAGAGAAAGCTAGCGAAGGTAAAGATCGCAATCATGCGGAACCCTAAGTTCGCATTCTGGTCGGGCATCTTGATGGTCGGTAAGACTAGCATCGTAGATGGACTACCAACAGCAGCAACCAACGGGCGCGATGAATTGTATGGGCGTGAGTTTGTAGCCAAGCTGAACGAGAAGGAACTGGCATTTGTCATTCTTCACGAGGCTATGCACAAATGTTATCGACACTTAACTACGTGGCGTAAGTTATGGGAAGAAGAACCCATGCTAGCCAATGCAGCTATGGACTACGTAATCAATCTTGAGTTGCATGACATGGCTAAGGCAACAGGCTTACTTGCTTTCCCTGTGATTGACGGTAAGCAGCTAGGTCTACTCGATGAGAAGTATCGAGGCATGAATACCAAGCAAGTGTTCGACTTACTCAAGCAGCAATGCCAAGACGGTAACGGTGAAGGCAATGGGTTTGACGATCACGATTGGGAGGGTGCGGGTAAGTTGTCTGACGAAGAGAAAGAAATGTTAGGCAAAGAGATTGACCGAGCTATTCGTCAAGGTGTACTTGCAGAGAAGCGTGCAGGTGTAGGTGCAGGGGGGCGTAGCCTTGAGCTTGAAGATTTACTCAACCCACAAGTTAACTGGCGCGAGGTACTGCGCGAGTATGTCAAATCAATATGCAGTGGAAAGGACGCATCATCATGGCGCAAAGTCAATCGACGTTTCCTGTCAAGCGACACGTATATGCCTACGTTGGTAAGCGAAAGGGTAGGTCACTTAGTCGTAGCCGTGGATACATCAGGCTCTATTGGGGGTCGTGAGTTAGCTAACTTCTTAAGCGAAGTTAAGTCTATAGCAGAGGAGGTAACACCTGACAAGGTTGACTTGCTCTATTGGGATGGGGAGGTAGCAGGGCATGAAGAGTATGACAGTAGTACGGTGGCTAGTATCGTTGAGTCAACTAAGCCGCGTGGTGGTGGAGGCACTTCGCCTAGTTGTGTTAGCACGTATCTTAAAGATAAGGGCATCAAGCCTGAGTGCGTCATCATGCTCACAGACGGATATGTTGGTAACGATTGGGGTGAGGGTTGGGAAGTACCTGTACTCTGGACGATCGCTGGTAACAACAGTGCCGTTGCACCTAATGGACAAACTATTCACATCAATGACTAGGGGGAAACGTATGGCTAAGATAGTGGTGCAGGTTGGATACAAGAGCTTTGTGATGGAAGGCGATAAAGCATTGCAATTGTTAGACACGCTAGCAAACGCGGAGATATACGAGTCAAAGTATCGCAGTGAGACCGAGGGTGGTACGACATATCACATCTATCCCCAAGAATCTACGTCACGCATAGTAGAGATAGGCTACCTGACTGACACACAGTACAACATGTACAAGTTAGCAGGTAAACCAAGTGAGTAGGCTAATAACCATGCAGCAGCTACAAGACGATGTGGTGCGTATGTTAGAGGATGCAGCAAAACCTCAACCCACTAGAGTGCTTATCTTTGATACGGGAGAAGCTATATACGAGTTGAACGAATACCCTACAGGGTGGACGATACAAAGAAATAGCGATAGAGATGCGCGTATAAAACTCGTAGAGAATCTAACCGAGGAGGAGATGTGGGCGATGCTGAAGTTGTTGAAGTAAGGAGGTGATATGAGTGACGTGCTGATGAGTGACTTCTGGCCGACGTACGATAAAGCGTTTGACCGAGGCACACAGGATTGGTGCATAGTAAGTTATGTAATAACAGACCCAAAGATAATAAAAACAGGACTAACCGAAGAAGAAGCAGACGCATTTCTAAAACTATTAAGGAGCTAATATGAGTATCTCATCAAGTGCAGTGCTAGTAGAGCTTAACGTATCCACATGGGGTGCGAGCAAACTAGATCGGGATGTAGCCGATGGTGTTAACCGTAACAACAACGCATCGAACGATGCAAGTAAGGTGTATAAGAATCTCGCAGCAGGTACTACGCTAGTCAATGACATCAGTAAGTATGCTGCACGTATTCGCCTGTATCACAACGAGATGACGTTGCCGTGGTCTAACAAGGGTGCGCGTATCTTGCCTGTGGCATCAGTGCTTGAGTACAAGCAGAACATGAATCAATTCCGTACGCAGTACGAAGCTATGTGTAATAACCTGTACACACAGTATGCAAACCTAGTATCAACAGCGCAAGCTAATCTCGGTGCGTTGTACAAAGCAAGTGACTATCCAGATGTAGAGGACATCAAGTCTAAGTATGGCTTACGTCTAGTGTTCAGCCCACTACCTGAGGCGGGTGACTTCCGTCTCGATACAGCTAACGAAGATATGGCAGCGTTGCGTGAAGAGATGGCTGCATCATACGAAGCTGACTTCCAAGACCGACTAGCTAAAGCAGTACGTGAACCGTGGGATAGACTGCACGACGAGCTACGTGCACTATCTAATAAGCTGCATGACGTAGAGGGTGACGAGACTAAGAAGCGTTACCACGACAGTCTTATTACTAACCCACAACAGCTATGCTCGCTGCTAACTAAACTCAACATCACTAATGACCCGCAGCTTGAGGAGGCACGACGTGACCTTGAGCGTGCGTTGGTAGGTGTAGAGATTGAGGACATCAAAGAGTACGGTCATGTACGCAGCGATGTCAAAGCTAAGGTCGATGCAATCATCGGCAAGTTCAACTGGTAAGGGGGCAAGCATGGAAGAACTAATCGGGCGCAAGATATTAAAGGTGCAGCTAGATGCTGAGAAGGTGTACTTAAACTTTGTTACTGACATAGGCAATGTTACCTATGGTTGCTTCGCTGATTGTTGTAGTGAGTCATGGATTAACCACATCAACGGTATATCTGAATTGCTTGGTGGTACGGTGCAAGACGCAGATGAGGTGGACTTCTTTAGCTTACTTCAAATAGAACCAGAGGCAACAAGGCAAGAATATGATCGCGTGTTGTTTCACCGCATCAAAACAGAGAAGGGGTGGTGCTCCTTTGAGTTTCGCAACTCAAGCAATGGCTACTACGGTGGGTCATTAGATAAGGAAGATACATTACCTGACGACGTAGAGATGCAAGATATAACCGATGACTTTTAAGGGGGGTGTATGGGATACCGAAGTGATGTGGTTGCTGTGTTCTATGTAAGTAAGGTGGAGCACTTCCCTATACTTAAGCTGTGGTTGCAAGAGAACTTCCCTATGGATACGTTCAACGACAACATACGATGGTTCGATAGGGGCATGGTGTTTAAAGAAGATAGCGTTAAATGGTATCCAGACTACGATGAGGTCAAAGCTTTTGATAGGGCTGTGGATGCGTACGAAGAATTAGTTGAAGAGTTTGATGACTCGCAGGTTGAAGGTCAACCTACGTTTTGTTACGAGTTCGTACGTATCGGTGAGGAGCTAGACGATGTTGAAGCTATCGAGCTTGGTCACTGTAACGAGGGTTTGGTAAATGTAAACAGAAGCATAATGGTGGAAGTATGAGCTTCAACGGACTGACATCTAGGAAGTGGGGGCTTGGGCGACGTGGAGTGTGGAGTGATTCAGTTGTAGCGATTCGCAATTCATTCATTGCGCAAGGCCGACTTTATAACGTCAAGAAACATTCGACACGTAGTAAGCACAGGGGCTACTACATCGTTGAGTTACGAGGGTCAATCGTAAACCAAGAGATAAAGGTAGCTAAGAACTTAACTAAGTCAGAGGTTGTATCGTGGATAAAACTTTTAGGGAGCTAACATGTACGGAACTTATAGGAACAGCGGCATACGCCGCATCACACGCTACGAAGAAGCATTACACAGACTAAACAATACCAAACCTATTGCGGGTAACGGACGTAACGCAGGGATAGTGCCGCTAGGTCACCGCAACAGACCACACTTCCAACTGCGTATGCGACAAGACGAGAGCATTGCATGTAGGTTGTATCGCTCTGACGTGGTGGTGTTTGATAAGGACGGCACTATTACCATTGACCCCGATGGGTATAGCACAATTAGTACGGCTAGCTTTATATCTGAGGTGTTAGGTGTAAGTGCTAGACAGTATGACAATCGCTTAGTAGTTCATGTGAATAATGGTACGTACCAAGCGGAAGGGTTGAAGCTGCGCTCAGTAGATGCATGGGATCACAGATACGAGGTAGTCGAGTGTGAGCAAGATGTAGTACATAACATTGACCGCAAGGTGATGAATGCGCTACGCAAAGATACGCAGGAGTATCGCAAGTTCTTGCATGGCTTCATGAAGATCAAAGACTATACGTTGACAGATGAAGAGTTGCAGGAGTTAGACTTAAAAGAAATAGGTAGGTTGGCGTTTGACGTATGGCAGCACAACGCCGAGAACGTAATGGGTAGGTTCAATTGCTTCATGGGTATGGTTAGGAGTGGGGATGCAGGGAACTGGCA